CTCCATTCCACCTCCACTCTCCCGTCATCATACACATATATTCCCTGCACATATTCTTCCAGCATTTCTCGTGTCAACTTCTCATAGCCTAAATACTTCAACATCTGCTCCACCGGAACATTTTTTTTCATCAGAATTTCTTTCTCTCCGTTTATCAGTTCATCCAGTTCCTGTACACGTTTCTGCAGTCGTTCTCTTTCTTCTTCCAACTGCTTCTTTGCTTCCATGAACTGTTTCTGATTCATCTGTCCCTCATGATACTTCTCATAGTTCTGGCGGTTCTGAATCTTTATCTGCTCCTGACGTTTTTCACAGTCTGCACTTTCCGTCTTATAGGCTTCTATACTGTCCTCATGCTGTTTTCTCATAGATTGCTGCATCTGTTCCTGACTGATATTCTGACGTAAGTAAGCCTTTATTTCTGCCAGTACGATATGCTCCAGCATTTTGTTATCCGCTTTCCCGGCAAAACATCCTGTATCTTCTTTTCCTTTACTGTAAGCACAGCTATAAAGGATATGACCATGAACCGGACTGCTTGAAGTCAGACTTCTGCGACAATTTCCACACTTCACATAGCCACCTAACAGTGTTGTTTCCCTGTCAAATTTACTTTTCTTTGTGTATCTGATCTGCAGGGACTGTGCTTTTTCAAAAACTTCTTTTGATACGATCGGCTCGTGATGATTTTCCATCACTTTCCACTGATTTCTCGGTACCGGTACTTCTTTCCCAGTTCCGGGATCTGGAATCTTTGTTTTTCCATAGACCATACAGCCTATATAAGTTTTATCATCCACAATCTTCCGTATCATATCACTCGTCCACTGCAGTCCTCTTGATGCAGCTTTCTTGCTGTCTGATTTCTGTCGTCTACTCATAGACTGCAAGGGAGTCAGTACCCCCTCTTCATTAAACAACCGACAAATCTCCATCTTTGAATATCGCTGATTGGTCAGTTCAAATACTCTGCGAATCACTTCCGCTTCGTCCTCTACAATCACCAGTTCTTTCTTATTTTCTGGATTGATTCGATACCCATAAGGTGCAGAACCACAACAATACTCACCTTTTCCCCGTCTGGTGTTGACTGCTGCCTTTACCTTTACAGACTGATCTTTCACATAGAAGTCTGCGATCAATCCTTTAAACTGTACTTCGATGTCTGAACTCTTTCCTTTATAATCTTTAGAATCATATCGGTCTGAGATAGAAATGAATCGTACTCCCAGGAATGGAAAAATCTGCTCCAGATAAGTTCCCATCTCAATATAGTTTCTGGCAAAACGTGAAAAATCTTTTACCACAATGCACTGCACTTTATTCTCTCTGGCAAGCTCCAAAACCTGTTTAATTGCCGGACGCTCCATACTAGAACCAGAATATCCATCGTCGTAGAACTCCTGAAATGGCATAGAAGCCAGTTCCGGAATATTGGAAATATAATCTTTTACCAGTTTTCTCTGATTGATAATGCTGTTGCTTTCTCCCTCTGAATCATCTTCCATGGAAAGACGGTAATATCCAATAATCAGTTTCTGATTACTCATATTCTACCGCCCCCTTAAACCCGAAGTTGATTTCCAGTCTGTTATCACCATATAGATACATACTTTCAATCAGGCTCTCCGCAAGTTCCGCATTGATTCTGGTTGTCCCATCCAGTTCCAACAGACTTCGTAAAAATCTGGCTTCTTTTTTCTGCTGTTTTTCCAGTTTACGTATAGTCTGCTCCAGAGACTTCTTCCTCTCTTCACAGAACACTTTCCAGTTATTACGGTCATCTTTCATTTCTATATAGGCTTCTTTGGAAAGTTCGCCCTCTTTATATTGCATAAATGCCTGTGCCAGTTTTTCTGAACGTCTTTCCATATCTGCATCCAGTTTCCTGATCTCTGCTTGAATTTCTTTGATTTTGGTAAGAAATACTGCACTGCTTATAGCAGACATATCCTTTTTCCGTAAGTCAGATAACTGAAACTGTCTGGTCAGCTCTGAACGGACAATTTTCTGCAGCTTCTCTTCGGAAATAGATTTGTGACTACATTTTCTTTCATCCCGATACCAGGCAGCATTGCAAAAGTAATACACATTGCCTCTGTATCTACGTGTACACATTTTTCGCTTACAATCTCCACAATACAATACATTGTAAAATGCTCTTTCATCCTCTTCCCATCCTACTGTAGTTTTTGTTGCTTTCTGTTGTGCTACTTTTAACCTGACCTGTGCTTTGTCAAACAGTTCTCTGCTGATAATCGGCTCATGAGCATTTGGCGTAATAATCCACTGACTCTGGTCCAGTATGTCACACCATTTTTCACCTCTTTGAAATCTGGATTCGTATTTTCTCTGAACCAGATCACCATAATAATTATTTCGATTTAAAACCGCACGTATCGAAGAATTTCCCCACTGATGAAGATTCTCTCCATCCTGACAGTACACATGATGATATTGGTTATAGTCCGAAATCCGATGTACCCTATCCTCAAACAGCCTGTCAATAATGCTCTGTATGCCATCTCCCGAAGCATATTCTTCAAAAATCCTGCGGACAATCTTTGCAGCTTCCGGTTCCACCATCAACTTACAAATTCCATTTATCTTTTCCACACAATATCCGTATGGAGCTGTAGATCCCACATATTCACCGTTTTTTTGTGCAATACGTTTCGCCGCCCGTTCTTTTGCGGAAATGTCTTTTGCATAAGCATCATTCACCAAATTCTTGATATTCATGGATAATTCCTGATTCTTAGCACCCGGTGCAAATGAATCATAGTTGTCACATACAGAAATAAATCGCACTTTCATAAAAGGAAGAATCTTTTCCAGATAGTTGCCAGTTTCGATATAATTTCTTCCAAATCGTGAGAAATCCTTTACCAGAATACAGTTTATTTTACCTGCCCTGACATCATTCATCATCCGTTCAAATCCCGGTCTGTCAAAATTTGTTCCGGTTTTTCCCAAATCAGAATAAATATCATATACAGCAATCTCATACTCTTTGTCCGGATTTTCATTGTGCTTCTGAATGAATTCTTTTATCAGCGTAACCTGTGTTTCAATAGATTCTGACTTTTTTTCATCATTATCTACGGATAATCTGGCATAAATTGCAGCCATACATACCGGAATACCAGGAATCTTCTTCTCTGTGTTTTTCTTATATCTTTTTGCTGTTCTTGCCATTTATCCCACCTCTTTCCTGCACTCTGTCCTGTGTTCCGCATAAAACCGTCTTATGACTTTCATCTTCTCAATCATATCCTGATAGCGGATGTGAATTTTAATTTGCTTGTTTTCATAAATATAGATTTTATCTACGGTCAGTGCCAGCAATGTGCGATCCAATTCTTTGATTTTCAGTGATTTCTTCCAGTCCTCCAACTGAACGGTTGCAGACACTCCACCCTCAAACATTTGCTTTATCAGCTTTTTCTGATTCTCAATCATCTGCTCCAGTTCTTCACATTTTCTCCCATAACTTTCCCGAAAATCATCGAACTCCTCTTTGCTGATCAGTCCCTCTTTCAAGTCATCACCCAAAGATGCTTTCAGACTGTAATAACGGTTATATTCTTCCTGCAACTTACTAATCTGTGTATCATAACCGATTACCTGATCGTAACTGACTTGCATCTCACAAAGTTCTTCCATAATCATCTGATAGTCTATAAAAAGTGCTGTATATGCCTGAATCTCTTTCAATACAATCCTTTTCAGCACCTCTTCCGGAATACTGTGTCTGGTACAATCTCCACCTTTATTCTTTGTCTGGCAGATATAAAAAGCTTTTTTCTTCCCCTTATACTGATTTACCCTGCGTATCATCGGTGTCTTGCAATCTCCACAAAACACAAATCCCGAAAAAAAGTTTGCACTGTCTGATGTTTTCGATGCCCTACCATCATATTGAAGCAGCTTCTGAACCACATCAAAATCATTCTGCCTGATAATTGCCGGATGCGTATTTTCTACTTTCACCCACTCTGATTCTGGTTTATCCAGGCGTTGCTTTACTTTATAGCTGATTCGTTCCTGCTTGCCCTGTACCATGTTTCCAATGTAAACCTCGTTGGTTAG